ACAGTTAAAGAATTGATAACAAAACTACTTTGTCACGACATGAGTGAACCTGTTTACATCGGACTTGGGCCGAATAGCAAGCCTGATGGAAGCGCAGCAATCCTAGATGTAATTGAATGGGAGTCAGAAATTACATGCGGCTTCGGAGTGTATTTGAACCCGAGAAACTGCTTGGTGGATAGGGATTCATATTGGAATAACCTGGGGCATAACGCCCAAGGAGTAACGAAATGACGGAATTTGTAACAACACTGAATAGAATCAGAGAGCATTCACCATGCGCTAACGGTTGGAAAAGGCTGCTGGAATCGCTTGGCAAAACAACTGCTGACGATGAGCCGTTACCGTTCCGCGTAATTCTTGAAAGCAATGGGCTAGATGATGCGCTCTGGTGTTGTCGGGCAGCCCCAGAGTACGCTAGGGAATGGCGCCTATATGCAATCTGGTGTGCCCGGCAAGTCCAGCACCTGATAACGGATGCCGCGTGTATTCATGCACTCGATGTAGCAGAGAGCTACGCCAACGGCAAGGTAACTGAGGAAGAATTAACTGCCTCACGGGCCGCTGCACGAAAGTCCCTCCAAGAAGGGGCGTGGGCCGGGGATGTGGCAGAGGCCGTAACACGGGTTACAGTAAGAGCAGTCCCCTGGGACGCAGCATGGGCAGCAGCACGGGACACAGCATGGACAGCCGCGAAAGAAGCGGCACGAGCAGCGGCAACAGGGGCATGGACTGCATCCCGAGATGCAGCGTGGGAGGCCGCAAGAGAGGCGGCGCGGGCAAGGGCATGGGGGGCGCCTCAGGTGAGTACCGCGTGGACTGCAGCTTGGGATTCCACGTGGGCAGCAGCAAGGGCAGCCCAAATGGCGGAATTCTTACGAGTTATATCCGGTAAAGGGTGACGACATGAACGAACCACTAACCCATATCACAGTTATGTAAGTAGTAGTTGCACTCTGGGAGGTTTTTACGTATTATTGGGGCGGGTTACAAAATTGTAATGCGCCCTAATAACGAAAAGCAAACTTGAAAGGAACAAAATGAGTGAAGTAATACAAGGAAGCATCCAAATCTGGCGTCAGAAGTCTCTAGACGGCACTATCACCCTAGAGGAAATGCGGCAAGCAATTGCTGCAATCCGAAAGGAACGTGTCCAGGCCTCGGAGAAGTCCACTGTTTCCAGAGCCGCAAAGGCAAAAGCGCCCCCGATTGACGGTGATGCATTATTGCAAGGCTTTATGGAAATGTAATCGCTGCATTGTTGCAGTACACTTGAAGGAGTTATAGAGAAATGAAAGCTACACACACAGTGCAAATTTACGTTCACCTTCGCTTGAATAGCCGAGGCGAACCAGATATTAATATATCCCGCTTGTCGGGAATGGAAAACTATTACGGCAAGTTAGTAGCTACCGTGCCAATTCAAGTGGCATACGACCCGCTGGAAGCCGTAGTAGCGGAAATCGAACTTCTCAAAACTGAAGAGCAAAAGCTACAGGCAGGAACACACCAAAAAGTCACGGCTATACGCGACAGAATTCAATCCCTGTTAGCCATTGAATACACGCCTGAATCATACGAGCCAGCCCAAGAACCCTGCCCTACCCATTCACTTGAAGGAGACCCTTGCCATGAGTAAAGACCAGTACGGGAACTTCCGCCCAATGTTCCCCCACACAGTTGACAGCACCATCCTGTCAACCTTCCGTGCCTGCCCGCAGAAGTTCTTGTGGCAGTACGTTGAGCATTGGAAATCCCGCAGCCCTTCCGTCCACCTAATCGCAGGTGGCGCATTTGCTGCCGGCATAGAAGCAGCCAGAAACGCTTTCTATGTCGAAGGCCTTACAGCAGAAAAGGCTGAAGCCATCGGGCTAATTGCCCTGCTTACTCACTACGGGGACTTCGTTGACCCCACCGGCAGCGCCAAGTCGCCAGAACGTATGGCAGGTGCGTTGGAGTTCTACTTCTCTCAGTACCCACTCGGTTCTGATGGTGCAGAACCGATTACCCTTGCAAATGGGAAGCGCGGGATTGAATTTTCCTTCGCGGAGCCACTGGCAATCAATCACCCTGTTACAGGCGACCCGATTCTGTACACTGGCCGCTCGGATATGATAGCAGAGCGGGCAGGCGGTATCTACGTTTACGATGAGAAGACAACATCTTCCCTGGGGGCAAGCTGGGGGCGTCAGTGGGAAATGCGCTCACAGTTCACAGGTTATGTTTGGGCAGCTCGTAGGCAAGGTATCGTCACGAACGGCGCAATTGTCAGAGGCGTGAGTGTCCTCAAGACCAAATACGATACCCTGGAAGTGCAAACCTATCGTGGGCAGCATGAAATTGACACGTGGGAAAAACAAGTCCTGCGCGATATTGCACGGATGAAGCAGATGTGGGAAGAAGGATACTGGGACAGGAATCTGGATAACGCCTGCACTGACTACGGCGGCTGCGCCTTCACTCAAGTCTGCAAATCACGCGACCCAGCTGACTGGCTACCAGTGAACTTTGAAAAGCGCGTTTGGGACCCACTGCTCCGCAAAGAAACTTCTGTGGCTGAGTACGAAGCCTCGTGGTCGCACGCCCGTGACCCTGACGAACCCCCTGCACAGGGCCTAGCACCGGCCCCAACTGGTAACGGTGATGACCTCATGCAGGAACTTTCCAATATGGGAAGCTTGTAATCTGGGCTTACCCTAACCACCATCAGAGACAGTAGTGAAGCTGGCGACCCAGAAACTTATGAAACATTATGAAAGGGAATTACTATGATGCTATGGGTATACTTTGCAGGTATCCTAGCCTGCATAATCTGGTTCGTCAGCGTCGTTATCGGGCTTAGGCTGTTGCATCTACTGGGCACCATTGATGATTACTTCATCCTACGCCATAACGACCAGCTAGAATCTATCGAACGCTTGAAACAATCACTTAACTCACAAAGGAATCACGATGACTGATACTACACCCGCAGTTCCAGGAACCAAATCCCTTCTCCCAGGCCCCAACGTACTCTTGATGGGGCCAGCCGGCACCGGCAAAACCCACAGCATCGGGTCTCTAGTCGATGCTGGGGTTGAAGTCTTTTACCTGGGACTAGAGCCTGGGCTGGAATCCCTTCTGGGCTACTGGACTGACAAAGGCAAAGAAGTTCCAGCTAACCTCCACTGGCATCAGTTAGCCGCGCCTCGGGCATCCTTCCTGGATATGATTGATAGTGCTACGAAGATAAACACTATGGGACTGGACTCTCTCGCCAAAATGTCCGACCCAAAGCGTTCCAACCATAACCAGTTCATCAAGCTCCTGGAGGCTCTCAACGACTTCCCAGACGACCGTACTAATACCAAGTTTGGCTGTGTCGACACATGGCTACCGAACAGGGCACTTGTCATGGACGGAATGGCAGGTCTTTCTCGCGCGGCAATGTCACTTGTTGTCGGTGGAAAGCCTGTCAAGAACCAAAGCGATTGGGGCATTGCAATGGATACAGTTGAGCGCATCCTTCGTATGCTTACAGACAATTGTCGTTGTATGTTTGTTCTGATCGGCCACGTGGAGCGGGAAACCGATGCAGTCCTTGGCGGTGTTAAAATCTCCCTCTCCGCCTTGGGCAACAAACTCGGGCCGAAGATAACCCCTATGTTCTCTGACGTCATCCTCACCGTTCGTGAAGGTGCTAAGTTTACATGGTCGACGGGGAGTGCGCTTGCCGATACCAAGACCCGCAACCTGCCAATTGCAGAGGGCATTCCACCTGACTTCGGGTTGATTGTGAAGAAGTGGATTTCTCGCGGGGGCGCGCTGTAAATGACTTCAATTACGACAATGTTACTCCAGCTAGAGAGTCTACTGGGCACAGAAGACCTTACCGACTGGGAAATCAATTTTGTTACCTCCGTACTTGAGAAATCCCAGCAGGGCAAAGTTACCATGCCACTCAGCAGTAAGCAGGTGGAGGTAATAGACAAAATCTGGTCAAAATATTTTGCCTAACCGTTCGTTACAGTTATTAAAATAGGAGTTGCAATCTGAAAAACCGTATGCAATCATAGCATTACTCGTACAAACCATCGTATGAGCCATAGCAGTAAATCGTTGCTCTTAACCCTTAGCTCTTTAGCTTAACTTTTAAGGAAATCAAAATGTCATTCGATGCCCAATCTTTTCTAGATTCTTCAGTTGTAGGTGCTAACGATACCAAGGTTGTCCCAGTTCCGGTAGGCGAATACGTGGGTATCATTGAAAAAATCGCACCGCGCCAGTGGCAGTCCAAAGACGGTACATCCTCGGGCATTGCTCTGGATATCTTCTGGCTGGTTGAAGACGAAAACGTCAAGCAATACCTTGGCCGGGAAACGGTAACGTGCAAGCAAGGCTTGATGCTGGACACGACCCCAGCCGGTGCCTTGGATATGTCCAAAGGTAAGAACATTGGCCTTGGGCGTCTGCGTGAAGCCGTTGGTGCAAATGACCCGTCAACCCCGTTCTCTTTCTCGATGTTGCCAGGTCTGTCGGCTAAAATCAATGTTACCCACCGAATCAGTGGCGACGACACATTCGCGGAAGTAAAGAATGTTGCCAAGCTGTAACCGCAGGTCGTAGCAAGCCCAAGGGGCAGGGTACATGAATTAGTCTTTCCCCTCCCCCTGCCCTTTGGGCGTTTTCCTTAACTGAATGCCTTTTGGCCAGTGCTGATACATGAAAATCCGAATAAAATGCAGTACCCACCCAGTTAGCTACTGCGCTGTCTGGGTTTTTTTACGCCTATTGAAAATGCTTGCGCGGCTCCAACAAAAGCGGCAAGCCAAGTCAATTTAACCACTACCGTACGGAGACAGCTTTATGCAAATCGTAGACACCAAGAAACTAATTATTACAAAAGACAGGCAGCGGAAGGAATTCTCAGCCGAAGCCCTCGGGGAACTCTCGGAAGCAATCCGCAGCAAAGGTCTCATGCACGCTATAGTTGTGCGTGAAACAGACGAAGGTCTAGTCCTTGTGGCTGGTGAGCGCAGACTAAGAGCAATTGAGGATATGGAAATGCTGGGGGGTAAACTCCACTACAATGGACAGACTATCCCTTCTGGTTTTGTCCCCTATGTCACCCTTGGGCAACTCACACCCCTGCAAGCCGAAGAAGCCGAACTCGACGAAAACCTGCATCGTAAAGACTTAACCTGGCAAGAAAGCGCAGCGGCTATGGCTAAACTTCACCGCATTCGTTCGCAGCAAGCTCAGGCAGAAGGTCGCATCCACACTGTAGCTGACACCGCAATGGAAATCAAAGGACGCAGTGACGGCTCCTACCAAGACTCTGTCCGCAAAGACTTGATTGTGGCAAAGCACCTGGACAACCCCGAAATAGCGAAAGCGAAATCTGCGGAAGAAGCATTCAAAATTCTCAAGCGGCAAGAAATAACACAAAAGAACATCGAACACGCTGCAACTGTAGGTAAGACATTTTCTTCCTTCCTGCACCAGGTTCACAATGTTGATTGTCTGGAATGGATGGCAACTTGCCCAGCTGAGCAATTCGATGTAATCCTCACAGACCCGCCCTATGGCATGGGTGCTGATACTTTCGGTGATGGTGGTGATGGCAGACTTGCGAACAACGAACACCACTACAAGGACGACTACGAGCACTTCCATGATCTCATGTCTAAGTGGACAGTCCTATCCTATCGCGTAGCAAAGCCAGAAGCCCATGCCTATGTTTTCTGCGACTTGGATAACTTCCACGAACTCAAAGCTATGATGCAAACAGCTGGTTGGTACGTTTTCCGCACGCCATTTGTCTGCACCAAACCGAACTCTGGTCGCGTGCCACTTCCCTTTGAAGGCCCCCGTCGCCAATACGAACTTATCCTGTATGCAATCAAAGGTCACAAAAAAGTTACAGCAATCTACCCAGACGTTATCACCACTTTCCAAGATGCAGGGCTCCAACACGGAGCGCAAAAGCCAGTTGCGCTGTATGAGAACCTGCTTACGCGTAGCGTTCGCGCTGGCGACAGCGTACTTGATTCCTTCGGCGGCAGCGGCACTCTCCTCCCTGCTGCGCATAACTTAAAGTGCAAAGCCACTGTGCTTGAAAAATCCCCTGAATACTACGGTATTTGCCTCAAGCGTCTAAATGCCCTGACCGATGGCTCGCCAGCACTTGACGGTGAAGCCCTTGGCAATGAGTTGAAAAACTTACTGGGAGGTCTCTGATGCCAATAATGCCAGTCGGGCCGACTAACGCTAAGATTGCGCTTGTGGGCGAGTTCCCCCATGAACAAGACCTTCTCCGAGGGCAGCCTTTCTGCGGTGGCCCTGGTATGGAGCTCAGCCGTATCCTTAAGGAATCAGGCCTCTCCCGTGAAGAGTGCTTCATCACAATGGTCTGCAATGACCGCGTACCGCGTAGCAGAATTGAAGGCGTCATCGCTACGAAGAAGAAAGATATCACCCCTGCCCACGTCTTGTACAATGGGAAGTGGGTGTTGCCACAGGTCGTGGGGGGTATCGAACGCTTGAAGCAAGAACTGGAACTGCTCAAGCCCAATGTCGTCTGCACCTTTGGCAACCTTGCTCTCTGGGCACTCACTGGACAATGGGGTGCTGGGCGTTGGAGAAGTTCTGTCATGGAGTCAACACTAATCCCTGGGTTGAAAGTAATTCCTACAGTTAGCCCCGCGTTGCTACTGTCGCAGTGGTCATTGCGCCCATTGCTGGTGCATGATCTGAAGAGGGTGAAAAGGGAAAGCGGTTTTGCGGAGATTATTCGCCCGGATTACAACTTTGTAATACGCCCTAATTACGACACCGCCCTTGCCAATCTAAACGAACTTATCCAGCGCGCAGATGCTGCAGCCACAACTGGGGCGAAACTCAAGATCGGAGCTGACATTGAAACACGCGCAGGTCACATTGCCTGCATTGCTTTCTCCTGGACACCCCACGATGCCATTTGCATACCTTTAATGTCCAGCACTAATCCCGAAGGATATTGGAGTGCAGAGGAAGAATCCCAACTCGTCTTTTTGATGTGTAAGTTAATGTCCCTCGTTACAATCATCGGGCAAAACTGGAACTACGATGCTCAGTACATCTACCGCCACTGGCATTTCCTTTGCCCTGACGTACAAGACACGATGATTCAGCACCACTCGTGCTTCTCCAACCTTCCAAAGAACCTGGCCTTCCTCTCCAGCATGTATTTGGAACATCACCTTTACTGGAAAGACGACCGTACGAATTGGACTGAAGGGCCAAAAGGAGAAGGCGAGGACGTGTTCTGGAAGTACAACTGCACTGACGCCATGCGCACACTTGAAATCCACCGTGTCCTGGAACAAGTCGTTACCGATATGGGGATGCAAGAAGTTAACCGCTTCCAGCAATCCCTAGCACCTGTCGTATTACAGACAATGATTCGCGGCGTTCGTGTTGACCTTTCCCAGCGGGAGGAATTCTCACAAGCACTGCAGCAAGCAGAAGCCGAGCGCCGGCAATGGATGCAAGATGTTCTTGGTCATGAAGTCAACATCAAATCCCCTAAGCAGATGCAGGAACTCTTCTACCGCGAACTCAATCAGCCGGAAGTTAGACACCGTAATGCAGAAGGCGGAATGTCTGTTACGACAGATGATGAAGCCCTGCATAAAATTGCGCATCGTGAACCTATCCTTTCCCCGCTGTGCAAAAAAATCTCCGAACTTCGCAGCATTGGCGTTTTCCACTCTACCTTCATCCAGGCGCGCCTTGATATCGACGGGCGCATACGAACATCCTTCAACATTTGCGGAACTGAAACCTACCGCTTCGCCAGCAGCAAAAACGCATTCGGTACTGGTCTCAATATGCAGAACATTCCCAAGGGCGGTGATACAGAGGATGGCGGACTGACCCTCCCCAATATCCGTAACATCTTTATCCCCGACCAAGGCCACACGATGTTTGACATTGACCTGGACAGCGCAGACTTACGCATTGTGACTTGGGAAAGTGACTGTAAATGGATGAAAGACCACTTCGCCAATGGGCGCAAGCCCTACATTGAAGTCATGCGGGAATACTACCATAACCCCAATATGACCAAGAACTCTCACCCACGGGAATACGGTATGTTCAAATCCCTGTGTCATGGCACGAACTACCTGGGCACAGCAGATGGTATCGCCCCGCGCATTGGGCTGCTTGTCCATGAAACAGAGCGCATCCAGAAATGGTACTTTGGCCTAGCACCAGAAATCAAAGCCTGGCAGGAAGAAATCAAAAAGCAAGTAGTTGGTCGCAGGTATGTCGAAAACGTCTTTGGGTATCGTAACTACTTCTTTGATAAAATCGAAGGTACAATCTTCAATCAAGCCGTCGCATGGATTCCGCAGAGCAGTGTGGCTTGCCTAATCAATCGTGGCTATGTCAACATTGCAAATAACCTGCCGGAGGTTGAAGTTCTCCTCCAAGTGCATGATTCCCTTGCAGGGCAATTCGACTCCCTCCACGGTGATTGGGCTTTGCGCCGAATTGCCGAAGAGTGTGAGATAGAACTTCCTTACGACGAGCCGCTGGTTATCCCCGTGGGTGTTGTTAGTAGTAAGGTTAGCTGGGGGCAGTGTGGGTAATTTTGTGAAGGGGAGTGCCCACCCAATAACTTAACAGGCATTACGGCGCGGAGCTTGCGCCGTAATGCGAACCCCCAAAGCTACGAACTCCCGCGTAGATCAAGCCCGCTTTCCAAGATGATACCCCTGAGCATAGGCAAGCCTCGCGCAAAACCTTATCCGCCTCAATGCGAGGCACCAGTCCAGTAGAATACAAGTAGTCATGCACTACGCCGGCCTCGTCTGCGACACCATTGAGCAGCAAGTAAACCACTGGCAAGCGAGGGATGCTGGCCAGGTCAGTTACAAAACCCATCGGTACAGTAATAATGCACCCAAGCACGTCGGACTGATAAGAGAATGGGTAGAGAAGCTTAAATAACTGCCGCCCATCTCTATTTTTCAGCGGCTCTCCCGCTGAATCTGCCATGTAATCCAGCTTCAGCGGTGAAAGAAACTCGCTCATTTTGCTGCGTCCGCCGCATCCGCCGCGTTCATAGCTGCATTCATAGCTGCCCAGGCATTATGCGTAGTCGTGATTGTTTGCGTAGTCGCCGCCCACATATCCATCACTGCCTGATCGCTAATCTGCCCCGCCGTATTAGCTTTTAATGCCGCCTGCATAACTGGCATAATCGCATTGATAGCCGCCACTGCTGCTGCCGCTTGTGGGCTGGTCGTGGTTGCAACTGCCAAGGCTACTGGTATAGCTATGTTTGCTATTGCGTCAGCTTGCGGGTTTCCTGTGCTGATTAAATCGCTCATTTTGCACCCTCTTTCATCGCTTCGATTGTTGCAAGCGATGCTATAGCTTGCGTTACTTTTGCTGCTGCTTCCGCCGGATTCGTCGGCATCGCTCCAGTGCAGATTGGTGTAACCTGGCTGTCCACTAAGGTGATTTGGCTTATCTGCGACTGGCTCAGCTTTCCGGCGGTTCGAAGCTGTAACGCCGTTGCAAAGGCTACGCCATACGCGCCACAAGCATCGGCGTATTGCAATTGCGCTGCTTTCGGGTCTGCGTTCGGAGCTGTCACGCATCCCGTAAGTGCTAATACTGCGATTAGTAGTAATGACTTCATTTAGGCAACTCCTTGTCAGTAGTAGGGGACTGCATATCACGCAAAACTAAACCAATAGTACCTGCCACCATAGTTTGATTAAGCGTAAGAAATGAGGCTCTGGTGGAGGGGTCAAAATACGCATAAACACCCCAAGTGGCGTAACCCGCTATACCGATGAGGCTGAGGAACAATGTTTTTAAATCTGGCTTCATCTTAAACCGCTACTAGCTTGTTACTCTTCATTACTGCTATTAGCTTCTCTGCATACTTTGGGTCAGTCGCATAGCCAGCCGCTGCGACCCGCCGTGCGAACTCGATAGGGTCAGTTGTCTCCAGTGCGTGCTTGTAGAGCGGGTTGGTGTGAAGGAATTTTGCATGGTCTAGCATACATTCCTCCCAACTTGCATACTTGCGCCACCTCGACTGGACAGTTACCTCCCTGCCGTTGATGTACTCTTTCGTCCACAGCGTCAGTGTGTCTCCGTGCCAAAATGCATCCGCTTTTACACCGAACAGATTAAACCCTTTAATCGCAAGAAGGGAGCTGCCCCAAGCCGACTCAAGTGCGCCTTGTGCTAGTGTGAATGCATGTGGTATCCCCGCCGCTTTCTCACATTCAAGCGCGGCAGGTAGTAGTTGATTTAGAAAGTCAGATTTGGTCATGCATTAACCTTTCGCTAAGCTTGTCAAACTTCACACCCAACTTATCCAGGCCCTCTACAATGGAGCCTTCAAGTTTATCAAACTTTGCATCCAACTCAGGCCGAACGTAGTGATGTTTGGCTATCTCCAATTCCAACCTTTCCAGTTTAGTCGCATCTTCATCATGCTTGATAAATAACAATTTTATCTGCTCTTCTTGCTTTTTATCCTTCTCCCTGAGCAGAAAGCTAACAAGTGTAAAAACAGCTCCTACAAGGGATAACATAAGCTCAGTTACTGGCAATTCTACCTGCATATCGTACTTGTCTTTTGTCTTTTGCTTTAAGTTGCTGCTGTTTGTGCAGTCAGAATTCCATTAGTAAAGGTCATTGAACCATTTGCACCGCCAGACGTAAGCTTAGCAGTAGTGATTGTCACCGTCAAT